GAGTTATTGAAGGTGTTTTGGTAGTTCGTCGACGCCGTGCCCTGCGCGTAATTGTTGAGATCGGCGAGAGTGCGACCGGAAAGCAATCCGCCGCGGCCGGCCGCAGAATTCTGCGCGGCATCGAGTCCTTGCTGTAACTGAAACTGATACCCAGGCGTGGCTTCTGCCTGCGCCGCAGTTGGTGCGGTGAACTGCTGGTTCCAGGGCGTGAGTAAACCTTGGCCAGGCACGCCAAGCAAACTGGAAAGCGTGTTGGTAGCAGTTCCGCCGGCGCTCAGGTACGGCTGGAAATTCTGCAGGCCCGATTGCTCCTGGTCCTGAAGAAAGCCCTGCGCCTTTTGCAGTTGCTGTTCGTACTCCTGCGCGGCCTGCTTGGACTTGGACGCACCGAACAGCCCGCCGAAGATGGATCCGCCGGCGGAGATCGCGCCGACTGTGAGTAGTCCGCCGAATGGCATAGGTTTATAGGTGTCGAATCTGGATGCGGTCTTCAGTTACAAGACCGTACTTCGCGAACAGGTGCTTTTCAAAATCGTTCTTCGGCATCGCGAAGTAGACAGCGAAACCGCGGGTGCGCAGCTCGTTGTCGAGGGCGTGACGCAGCTCGTAGCTGTGCTTTTGGAGGCGATGCTTTTCTTCGATCCACGAGCCGGCGGCGTGCAGCGCGTTTTGCACGGCTGCGAAACCGACGATCTTGCCCTCATGCTCGAGCACGGAAATAATGGACTGGTCTCTGAAGAACGGAACATTGCCCAGTGACACCGAAAGCTTGCTGAGTTTTTTGGTCTCTTCTGCTGTGGCGATGTGGACTTCCATTAGCTTCGTTCCATAACAACGAGCTGCGAAGAGCTGGCCAGGGCAATCGTCTGCCCGGTCGGGCCTTGCACCGCGAAGTAGTAGCGATAGGCTTTGCTGGCATCCAGGCCGGTATCCAGAAACGAGAATGCTCCGACCTGATTGACTCCGGCGCCGGCTGCGCCGCCTGTAAAAGCATCCTCGCCCACGATCACGTCGCCAGCATTGGGCTGCGCGCCATTTGCCGGAATCGCACCCAGCGTGCGGTAGACGTAGACGTAGGCCTGACCGTCGCCGCTTACCGAATAACTGACGCGGCCTTTGACGGTGAACTCGGCATAGCGCCTGGGCTGGATCGGCCCGACGCCGATTCCAGTCGATTGAATCGCGCTGGCGGCCGCCAGGGGCGCAACGTCATTGGCGAGAGTTACTGCTGCGGGGGCGCCGGAAGCGATGAGGCGGTTATTGAGCGGTCGGTTCACCAGGTCGTCGACGTCCTGCAAGAAGCGCACGCGGCCAGTCCCCGATCCTGCAGCGGGCGTCTGGCTGTCCCAGTCCTGGGGCACGATTTCAGTGAGAAGGCGGCGTGACATTTCTTAGGCCATCCGTGCGTACTGCTTTGCTAGGCGCGGAGAGGGATCCTGCGTGCCGTTGGTGTAGGCGTCGGCAATGCTCCACGCGATCGGATCGGACACCGTCACCTTGGGAGTCCACGAACGCCAGCTTCCCAGGCGGCGATCGATCGCGACTTTATTGAACTCGCCTGCTCTGCCGCAGGGGATGATGCGTTCGGGCGTAAAGGTTTTCCCGAAGTCTTCCGAATAAGAAAACATCGCGTAAGGATCGCGGGGCTTGCCATTGCCGTCGAGCAGCGGAGGCAGCGGCCCGAGTCCGGTTTCAAAGTCGACCTGGAATTCATTGATGGAAGACGTGCGCTGACCGCCTTCGATCGAAATCGTCGGACCGACGCGCGTGCGGATGATGGGCGCGCCATAGTCCGTCAGAACAATGCTCGACTGCTGATACACGTTGCCGGAGTTGCGATCGCCGACCAGGTGCGCGCCGAAGTTGTAAGTGTGGCAGCGCGCCAAATGAGCCTGCTGCCTTCCTTGCACCAGGGAGCTTTCCTGATGCCACCATCCCATGTCGACATCGAGCGCCCAGGTGACGTTTGCGGTAGGGAAGTAGAGCTTGTAAAGGTTTTGCCCTTCTTCCTGCACAGCCCAGCCCACGGCATCGTTGATGGTGTTGCGCGAAAGCCAGTATTCAAATGCCGAGTCGCTCACGCGTGTGGGAATGAAACCGTTGGCCGCGTAGACCGTGGCACCGCCGCGCTCATCGCCGCCCAGCCACAGAATTGTCGTTCCACTGCGCGTGGCGACACGGGTGAGCGAGAACTGCGCCAAGATGCCCACTTCCATGAATCCGCCCGAGGCTACGTCGAAGGGAAACAGCGGGGCTCCGGAGGTGTAGTAAAAAACGGCGCGCTTGGCGCCAAAGACTCCGAGCAGGCGATTGGTGGCAATCAGCGCCAGTAGTTGGTCCGAGAATACCTGCACTTGCGTGATCGAAAGCCCGGGCCAGGTCGTCGCATCTTCGGGATTGGAAACGCTCCACGTATTGCCCAGGCTGAGCGCGATGAAAAATCCATCCAGGAACTCCACCATCAGTACCTGCGTGGGCGGCGTGGTCAGCGCCAGAAAGCTATTCGAGCTTAGAGAGAACGCGGTGAGCGTGCCGCCGGAACAAATCAGCAACTGCGAGGGATACACGCCGCCCGAGGTTCCACCAGCGACCATCGTCGCCGGCAGGCCATCATCGGTCATGTTGTTGTTGGCCACGCTGGCGTCGCCGTAGTCGATGACGCCGCCATTGGCGCTGACTTCGAACAGATGTGTGCCGGAAACAAAAAAGCTGCGGCCGTTGAACGTTCCCGCTCCCCGTACGGAAGGCAAGCCCGCGGCGAGCGTGCAGAACAGCGAGAGCCCACCGGTGCGCAGCAGCAAGTAAGGCGTGCGTGCATTGGGAGACTCGACTTTCTGCGGCCGCCAATTGATCAGCGCCTCGCAGTCCGCCAGGGGCGATGCGGATTGGTACATCGGTCCGACAAAACCAAAGCGGGACATATCAGTATTTCTGGGACCGGTTCGCGGTCCCGGTGAAGATGTTGCCCATCTTGCCGTAGCTGCCGACCAGGGCTTCGTCGCAGGTGGCTTCTTTCGCTCTCACGTTGATGCCGGCGACGCGCGTCCTGGCGTCTCCGGCGAGCTTTTGCACCAGTTCGAACTTCTGCATGTCGCAAGGGAACTCGGCCGCCAGGCGCACGGCCAGGTTGTAGCGAAGCATCTCGGCATACGCCGGAGGAAACAGGAACTGTGTCCCGAGATCCGGAAAGAGTTGCAGCGTCATCCAGATGTAAAGAATTACCGGATTGGGCTGCGTGGGAACCGGCCAAAAGTTGAGGACCGTGTCTGGAAAAACTGCGTTCGATTCGTCAGGGAAGCAAACTTCGGGCAATAGTGAAGTCGTAGTTTTGTTCGACACGCCTTGCCAGCCCACGTCGTCGACCATCTCCATCGGCAGCTCGTCGGGCGTCGACTGCGACGCCGAATAGAGAATCGAAACGCGCTCGACGCGCGACGGCCGTGTGAGCAGAAAATCTTCGTTCTGATTCAGGTTGCCGAGTGTGTAGGAGCCCTTGCCTGCCTGCAGCATGAGCGGCTTTTGATTCTGGTCGAGCTTCTGCACCGTCACCGCGGGAATCATGATGCGCTCGGCCGAGAACGCATCCAGCATGTCGTTGAGGACGGTTTTGCAATCGGTGAGTTCGTCGTTCGAAAGCCCAAGCCCGGAGCGCAGCGCGCCCACCAGGCGCAGAGCGGACTTGATGAAGTCCTGCGCCGATCGGGAAAGCGTCGATACCGGGCTTAGGTTGGGCATGGAAATCTCGGCCGGTTAGCCGTTTTCCTTAAGCCACTGGGCTTCTTCTTCCGGGTTGTTGACGACGGAGGTCGACATCTGGCGGTCCCACTCGACCATCGCAGCCTGGTAGCGCTGCAGCGCGAGGTCGCCGGGAATGGAAACGCCCTTGTGGGTCAGAAAATCTTTTTGCTGGGGCTGTGGCCAGGTGCCCAGCATCTTCGGATACTCCTGATGCCGGTAGGGCCGGGGTTGATAGCTGCCGTGCTTGCCCGCGGTGGGAATGTATTCGTGATGCCCGCGGCGGATCGCTTCCTGTTTCGAGGGATCATCCATGTTGAAGTTGCCGGTTGCCATGGTAAAAATCTCCTATGAAGATCGGTTTCGTAATCGACAACATCTCCGGCGAACCTAACCTGCTGCATCCCACTTCAGCGTGGGCGGAGATCAGAATCGAGCCGGAGGATCTCCTGCTGCCCGATGAGAAATTCATCGAGCGATACGCCGCGCCACTCCTGTTGCACGCCAAAAGAAAATTCTTCGATGTGCAGGAAAGCGCGGCGTTCAGCGAGCTTTAGCTTTCTTTTTCTTCGGCCGCTTTCGCGTCGAGGTAGTCATCCTCTTCGTCGACCGAGTTCACCAGCACCGGCTCTAAGCCAACGCCGCTCGGGTGATCGACGTGATCGACCGCTTTGGGAAATTCCTGAACGGTCTTTGGGTCTTTGTCCGGTGAATCTGCGGACGTGGGGACGTGCGTGCCGCGCACCAATTGCTCATGCGCGTCGAACGCGGTGGGCTTGATGACGCCTTTGCCATCGAGCGCCGCGCCGTGCGAGTTGTGGACTTGGTCTGCCATGAAAGTTCTCCTGAAAAGTTTTTGGGGCGAAAGAATTTAGGGAGTGGCCGCTGATGCGCTCAGCGGCCGAAGCGTGAAGCAACCAGCTAAGCGATGTAGCTCGGAATCCACTTGGAGTTTTTGGCATCCCAAAGGAACGTCAGAGCTTTGTTGACCACGCACGATCCGCCCAGTGCGATGTTTCCCGCCGCCGTCCAGGTGCAGATGGCATCGGGAATAATCGTGAACTGGCAGCCGCCGGTCGCCGTCGCGTTGCAGCCGACCGGAACGGTCCAACTGGTAATTGCGTTGGTGCCGGTGACGTGAAACAGCGGGCCGGAAGGCAAAGTGGCTCCCGCCACCGACGCCACGGATGCCGTGACCTCGGATAACACCGGAACCAGAGGATTACCGAAGCCCGGAACCCAACTGTTGGTCAGAGAGGAACACAACCACTGTGATCCGGTCAGCACATTCACCCACGGAGTGGTGGGCGTGTTGGATGCCGTGCAAGCGCTGCCTCGCGCCGGATCCTGCTGGAAAAGACCCGAAGGCAGAATATTGCCGCCCTGCGCGATAGTCGCGGCGTAGTTGGGACCGTAGAGCACCATATCCCCGGAAGGATGTGGAGCGGCCTGGGTGCCAAGATAGCCACGGTTGACGGTCAGCACGCAGCTTGTCGAGTTGACCGAAAACACGCCCATCGCCTCGGTGCCGACGTAGATGATCGACGACGGAGTTCCGGGAAGAATGGGTGCGGCGATACCCGTGCAGGAAGCCAGCGTCACCTGCCCGGAAATCGTGGGCGTAGTGCCGCTGTAGAGCGCGGGGCCGTTGACGGCCCCGGAAAGAGTGGTTTGTGTCAGCGCAGTCTGGCCGAACGAGAGTCCAGCCAAACCCGCCAGAAGAACGAGAAGTGAAGCGAGCTTCTTGAAGTTCATGGTGATGTTTTCTCTTTTCTGTTTTTGGGATTGGTCTTCCTGTTAAGGGAAGAGCGGACTAGGCCGCGACGCGGACCGCGCCCTGCGGATACTGAGTGAGCCAGCCGCCGAGCACATCGAGACGAAGCAGCAACCGATCGGTGTTGATGTCCGGCTGTCCCCACATGCGGATCGCCAGGCCGAGATCCTTATCGGCTGCCATCTCCATCATGTGCTGGTTGTCGTACATCTCCAGGTCAGCGCAACCGAAGCAGAACGCCTCCGGATGGAAGACCAGGCCGCGCGCGCTCTGTACGGCCGTCGCGCCGGAAACGGTGACTGCCGCGTTGTTCGCCGGCGACACGTCAACGGTCTGATAAGGGCCGGCCAGCGTGATGCCGTCACCGTCGACGCAAGCGACAGGAATGTTGGCCTGGCCGCTGCCGTTGGAAGCGACACTGGCAAGAACAACGAACGATCGCAGATCGCCGGTCGATTGGCGGGTCAGCGGGTTGATGCGGTGCACACCGGCGAAGAAAACAATGTCGCCTGCGTTGAGCACGTTGGTGTTGTTGCTCCAGCCGGAGGTCGCAATGCTCGATCCGGTTTGGTTGGCGCCATTGACGACAGGCGTGCCGCCCTGGGTTCCAACGGTGAAGGTTGGGGCGTTCTGCGTGCGGAACCACTCCATGCCGGCAGCGCTTGTCACTTTGCCTTTAATGAAGTCGTCGGCTCCGCCTTCGCCCTTGGCGAGGTTGCGCAGGAAGCCTGCGGGCACGCCACCGTTGCTGATCAGTCCCTGTAACTGCGGGAAGATCACGCGCATCATCTTCGGAGAGATGTGCGCCGAGATCTCGTCTTCGCTGTCGATCGGGAAACCTTCATCGGCAAGGATCTGCGTGGCGTTCTGATAGGTGTCGAGAACGTTGGGCACGGTGCCCGGTGTTCCCACTTCGGCCGGCACATTGGCGAACTGCTGCAGCCCGTCGTAGTCGATGTCGTTGGCGATCTGCGCGATCTTCGGCTTGGTCACTCGGTTAGAGAAATCGTCGAGCGAGAGCGTGAGATCGGAAGACGTGAACGCGCATGCCTGTTGGTACTGCTTGTTGAGGACCAGAGGCACGGAGCGTTCGATGTAATCCTGAAGCTGAATGCCTTGTCCGGCGGTGGAGACGGAGCGCGCGGGCTTGCGAATATTCAGGATGTACCCGATCTTCGCGCCGGAGCGTCCGAACTTGTCGTCATAACGGCGGACGACTTTCTTGGTGAAGGAGATCGAGTTTTCAAGCACCATCAGGTTCTTGAAGCTGATCTCCTGGTTGGTAAGAATCAGGTCTGCCAAGGGAATCTCTCCTGGTTATCGGCCTGCGCGCTGTGCGGCCTTGAAGGCGCGGAAATCGCGCTTTTTGGCAGCTTCAGCAGAGGTCAGGCTTGAGGCTGTAGCCGCAGTGCTTCCCGGTTTGACCGGCTCCGGGATCCTGGGCTTGGGTTTGGGTTTCGCTGCACCATCGGCCTCGCGCTCGGTTCTGCGCGTGCCAGTCTTCAGCCTGTCCGACAGGCGACCGACTTCCACGACGGCGGCTAGCGGTGACATTCCTGCTAGTTTTTCTGCATAAGCTGGGTGTTTCCCGAGGTAGTAAGTCACTGCGGGCCCGTTCTCCAGCTCTTGAATCGTCAAATAAACCGATTCGGTAATCGGGATCTTCTGGTTGACGACGTCGTTCCAATCGTCGTGCGTTTCCTTGAACTCGCCGACCGCCGCCACATAGTTCTCATGGTTCTGCTTGAGGCGATCGTTCTGTGCTCGCTGAGCGGCGTCGTTGGCCTCTTTGGCGCGGCGGACCTGGTAGCGATAGTCGAACATCGCTTCGTCGAATTCGGCATCGCTTTTGAAGTCGTCACGCTTGGGGACTTTGATCGTGGGCTCAGCGGCCGCGGCGGCGCCGGGCTTCTCGCCTTTTTCCAGTGCCGCGAGGCGCTCTTCGAGTTTGCGGTTCTTCTCTTCGAGAGATCGCGTTGCTTTTGCGATCGCTTTTTGTTTTCGCGTGAGCGGCTTGGCGCGAGCGGCTTCCGGTTCGTCTTCTTCTTCCTCTTCGCGCGCTTCGCGTTCCTGCTGTTGAACTTCGAAGTCTTCCTGCGCGAGTTCGAACTCTTCGTCCGTCTTGAAGTCGTCGCGCTTGGGTTCGGCGGGCGCGTCGTTCTCTGCGGCCGCGGCGGGCTTATCCGGCTCAAGGCCGTTATCGGTGAGAACTTTCTCGATTGCTTCCTGTGTAGCTCCCTGACTGCCCGAAGACAAAATGATCCCAGATGGCATCGCTTCCTCCTTAAAGGGTGTGCGGTTTGGTGGGTGGTTACGTCGGATTTCCCATACAGAAGCCGGCAACAACACCGGTGTCGGTGCCGACTGAAGATGAAAGCGTCAAAGTTGTCGTGGCCAGCGAGGCGGTGAGAATCCCCGTCACCGTACCGCTCACTCTCGAAGCGAAGCACAGCGGCGTCGAATATGTCAGGTTGATCGTCACGTTGCAGGTCCCGGACACCATCGTGCAAGACCCGCCGAAATTATTGGCCGCCACCTGGTTGAAGTGCTTGGTGGCCATCCCGGAATTGGCGGTGAACTGCCAGGGCGAAGCGGACTGGAAAGTCGTGCATGTGGCTGCGCAATTGAAGTTGATGCAGCCGGAAGTGGTGCCGCAGATCGTGACGGTCCCGGTCCCAAGCCCAACGCCGCCGATCGTGAGGTTGCCTGTGCCGGAGTCAGCGACGTCCGCGGACGGCCCGCATACTGTGGATCCGCCGGCCGCTGCATATACGCAGAGCGCGCCGGTGAAGTTATTGTTTGGCGAAACCGTGCCGCTGCCGCTGCCCGTCGATGCCGCAGCGGCCGAGCTAGGGTTTAGGGTGACTGTTGCCACCCCCGAGGTGAACGCAGAGCAGCGCACGCGGATGAACGAGTAGCCGCCTACGTTCACTTGCCACACGCCGTTCGCAGTTGTCGAAGTCACGGCCGCCCCCGATGGCTGCGGATTTCCATTGAGCGCGATCCAGGTAGTTCCTCCATCTGGGGACGCCTCAAATTGCAGCGTTCCCACAAATGTCGAGGGTCCAACTGTGATCGTTGCCTGCGCGATCTGCGAGTTCAATTGCAGGAACACGCACGCGGCGCTTCCTGCTTGCGGCTGACAGGTTGTGGCCTGCGCGGTGATGCTTCCGCTCACCAGAGCGAGCGGAACGTTCTGCGCATTGCTCAGGCCCAGCAGGGCACACAACAGCGCGATAAGAGGCAGTATTCGTTTCATGTGGGAGTTCCTTTAAGCGATAGGTTGCGGCCGCGGTGTCGGCGCTGCCGGCGTGATCGGCTGCACGTGCGGTTCAACGGCGTTCGGTAATTCCGGAGTCTGCGGAGCAGCTCCGGCTTCCTGCTCGATGCTCATGTTTTCGTGGAGCACGGTGAGCCGCGAAGTGATGGCGGCGAGCTGCGCATCCATGGCCGATTGCGCCGCGGCGTCGTGCGACTTCAGCCGCTGGACCATGATCTGGGTGAAGTTGTTCATCAGCGCGACGCGCTCGCGGCTTTCAAGATCCAGGCGCTTGGTGCGAATCGTGTCCGACGCGCGCGACATTTCCTGCACGACGATGTTGTACTGCTCCATGAGCTGGGCGAGCTGGCCCTGGGCCTGCTGGAACTTCGCCTGGAGATCGTCGGCTTCGTGATCTTGCAGGTTCGGCGGCAACATTTTCTTGAAGCGCGCTGAGAGCACATCCGCATCGGGAAAGTCCGCGTTCTTTGCCCAGATATCGCCAACGACGGGCAGCATGAGCTGCGGGTTCTCGTTGATGACCATGGTGAGGGCTTTGAAAGCCTCTTGCCGCGCCGTCTTGTTGGTGGGCCCGGTCGAGAGCGTGAGATCGTATTCGCCGGCGCCGACGTCGTAGGCCTTTTTGATGCCCTGCTGCATGTTGAGCAGCTTCGCGGCCTCTTCCGGATCGCTGTACTGCGAGTTGTAGATGGCCGCGTGCTTCACGCTGTCGTCGGGATTGATGATCCGCTGCAATCGTGC